GAGCCATATTTGACTCTCCTGGCAGAGTTCTAAACACTACCAATACCTTGGCACCTGTGTTTTGAATTCTACCTATGTGTTTTAAGCTTCTCATTTAGGCTTCCTTTTTAGATACAGCTTCAAGGAAGGAATTTAGTTTGTTGAAACTTTTACCAACTGCTTCCAATTCTGCTGCTTTGAACGCTCCTCTGCTTGTTGCAACTTCGATGATATTTTTCACAGCTAGCAGATCGCTGATATTTAAATCAGGACCTTGTGCTGCTGGTGTATCTGTTGCCGCAGGCGCTGCTTCGGCTGGTGTCTCTACGACTTGTTTGTTAACTTCTTCTGACATTAGTTTCTCCTTAGGTGTGGGCATGCAAGCATGAAATAGGTTAATTCTTTTTGATCTTCGAAACCTACAAAATGTGAAGATCTCAAATTTCCACTCTTATCCAGAGCAGGCTTTTTACAGATATAATATCTGCCTTTGAGCTTGATCTTGATCCAGTCTTCAATGCCTTCAAATATCTCAGAATCTGTGATATTCAATTCAGTGAAATGTGGAGCTACAGTCTTCAGCTTGCGCTGTTGTAGTACGTCCATTGGATTAAGGTCAAACATAGTGAAAATATTTATACGGTGGGATTATTTGGGGGTGGATTCTTGGCTAAGTCTTTTGCTCATGGCTCTGTTGTGCCCTAGCTTTCTAACATCTCCACTGAGCAGATACAGTTCAAAAGCAGCTTTTTCTTTCATTACTATGATGTGTTTTTTATTGACAAAAAATGGTGAATCAATATAATTATCTAACCAAAGTAGCACTTGCGGAGTAAATGCAAATTCTTTGGGAAACTCTATCTTGTAAGTTTTTATTTTAGCATACTCTTCAATGAATTCCAAGGCCTGGTCAGTCAATCTCAATCCTCCTTGTTTTTTATTTCTAAAACTCCACCACCATAAGGCTTTATAGTCTTTGATATTTTTTTCATTGACGGGTAGTTCTGCTGCCTGTAAGAACGCCTTGGTATAGGCATCTTTGTTCATATCATTTAATCTCTTCGCCAGAGGTGAGTTTGAAAACTGCGAAGTCTTTGGTCTTAAACAGTCTGTTCAATTTTTTAGCAAGATTGTGTGCGTGACCGGGATTTGAAAATGAAACTTTTTTATATTTTGGTCCCGGATAGCTGGCTACAAGACTACCGCTTTTGAGATTGAATGGTTGGCCGTTATAGAACACAGCCCAGATAGCTTCCGAGTCAAGAATCTGCTCAATCTTGTAGGTTTCCTTACTAGCATATTCTAAAAGAATTTTTGGTTTGGGTCTGCTCATATACGTGTTCCTAATTAACCACGTATATATTTATGTTTTTTTTTAGAACTGACCGCCGTCGAATTTAACGTCTATTTGTGTAGTAGATTCTTTGATTACTGCCAGCATTTGATGTATTTCGCTAACAGTTTTACCTAACTTCGCAGTCATCAGTGCTAACTCTGCAGTTAGTTCACGTGCTTCTTGTAAACTCATACGTATTTCTTTCTGCTGGCTACGTTCTGCCACCTGAGTGCGTTGGATAAGCTTCTGTATAGTTGGTAATGTATCTGGTAAGTTATTTTGTGACATTAGCCAATACCTGTTTCATTTCTAGATCAGTCTTGAATGGTCCTTTGTAAGCATATCTTTCAAGAGTGATTTTTTTAGGACAAAAGCTCTTGACCCATCCCTTCTCAAACTTTATACAATAGTACCCTGCACAGTATAGGCTCTTGGAATCACTGCTCTTTGTGAATAGAGGAAGTTTCTTACGAATGTCAAACATGGCATTGTGCGGCTCGGCACTAGTGGCATATCCATGCACTTCATTAGGCAATGATGTGTCGGCTTCTTTAACAATCTTTACCGTGAAAAACTTTTTACCAAATTGTTTAGTTAAACTATCTTTGGTGTCATAAATCTTTACACCTTCTTCATTGCTCATGAAAAATCTATTGTCATCATCTTTTCTTAGAGTAGCAATCTTCTCTCCATTCGATTCTACGATCCAAAATTTATTTGCTATGATAGGTTTAGCATGTATGTCTGTCATTGTTTTCTCCCAACAGGTGTCTGTTTTAATTTCACAGGTGTCTTCATACTGACAAGGTTTGAGTTTCATTCACGTATCTCGCATTGAGTGGTTCTGCATAACTCTGTGCCTGATCAGCAATCTTTTTCAAATCCCACAGATTACAGAACTTGATTAATCTTATACCAACTTGACTCACATTCTTTTGTTCGGCAGTAGCAGTAGTAATGGTGTTTACAATTATCTCTTTGATGTTATCAGGCTGATGTGTTAAATCGATAAGTCGACGATTGCGTTCATAATCTTCTAACACACGATGTTCTACACCATTGTGGTCAGACCATCTCTGAAGCATGAGATTGTTCCACGCATATCCTTTGCTTGTACGATCTTCGAACGCTTCAGTAAGACCCACTTTTTTGCTTGTGCCTTTAGTACGTACACCCGGATACGCTGAGAAGACATTATCACTGGTATCACCACGCATACATTTTTCGAACAGGAGCCATTCTGGATTAGGGGCTGGCTTGGGCTCTTGTGTTTTCTTGTCAATGACCGGTTTGCCTTTGTCATCAAAGATTCCTTGGTGTGTGATAGTGGTTTCCATTACACCGTTGTACTGTGTGACATTGGGTGCAATTAATTGGACAAAGTCTGTGTCTGTGCTGATAATCACGTGTTTGTCATTTGGATGTGTTTGTATCCAACCAGCAATTAAATCATCTGCTTCTAACTGCGGATTTTGTAGCACAGTACAGTTGGTCTTATCTGTGATAAAGTCTTTGAATGTATCAAATGCTTCCCAAAAGATTTTTTCTTCGTCTGCTTCTTTTTCTGTGTGTGCGGCACGTTGAGCAGCACGTTGAGCTTTGTAAGGAGTATAATAGTCTTTACGCCAGCTACGTCCCTCTAAACAGAATATGACATGACTGCCTTCAAACTGCTGCCAAGCCTTGCGAATACTGTTTAATGTGATGTGAAATGCCATGCCTAGTTTGATATCAGCGTCACCGTTGATAACGTGACGAGCACGAAAGAATGTGTTTGCTGTATCAACTAAGATATAATTCATAGATTGTCTTTCTTTACTGTTTTAATATCAATTAGGCCTGTGTTTACAGGACCGCCAAAATCGCCATCAACTACTACATTAGCACACAGTTCACGGAACCAACGATCTATGATTTCTTCGTCCTTGTCTCCGTCTTCACCGTATCCCTCTTGCTTTAATTTTAACACAAAAAGGTCGTTCCAGTCAAGTTCAAAAAAGCCATTACGCACATTATCTTTATTGACATGTGTTTCGAGTACACCCACCCAAGGTTCTTTTTTACGTGTTGCACGTTCTTTTGGTGATAGTTTGGCCTGCGTTTCTGCTTCTGTAGCACGTTCAGCAGCGGCAGTGGCTGCTTTGGCTGTTTCAGCAGCTTCGGCTGCGATACCTATAGATCGTTCTGCTTCTGCTCTAATCTTGTCAATACCAAATAACTTTTCAATCCATTTATTCATTATGTTCCCAACCCGTAGTGTAATTTAGCCAATGTATTAGGATCAAGAGTAGCTGGATCTTTTTGACTCATCACTTCTCTCCATTTCTTATATGCTCGAGAACCGTCTCCCTTAGCTTTAACTCGTTGCCCGCATTCGTTACAAGCATGGAATGCTGATACGAAGTCTTTTCCCTTATCAGTAACAAATACTTCAAAATCCTCAACAGTAAATTTATCAACGCACCCATTAAATGTGCATCTAACCTGCATAGTCTTAGGATCGATAAAACTAATATCTTCCTTCTTTTTTGCCATACGTTTAACCATTATGTTCCCCATTCATTTTTAAACAGTGGTACCTGCAGTCTATCACTGTATCGTAATCCCATCTTCATTGCTAGTTCAGCAACACGGCGATTATTTAGTGTGTATACACTTTCAACACCGCCCACAGGCATGAGATAGCAATGTCCAGTGAATCCTTCTGCACGATATATATCTAAAGTTTCTAACGCTTCTTCGGCATCTTCTTCTGTGGCTATTACAAATTTAAGATAGGTATGCCCAGCTTCTTGATATTCACAAACAACATCCGGCTTTATGGCTTCGTGTCTAGCTTCGCCCGAACAACTGAGCTTGGCACTGACACTAAACGTAACCTCTCTATCCCACGCAGTAGCGGTCCACTCTCCTAGATAGTGTTTAAACTCTGGAGTTAGCTTTTGAGTACCGTTTGTTTCGAAAGTAATTTCTTTAAGACTACGCATACTTTCGTGCTCTAACAGGTCCGGATAAGCACGTTGCCAACCTAGCAAGGGCTCGCCACCTGTGATAACTAAGTGTTCTTCTTTCCAGTGATCCTGTGGAAGAATTTCCATAATGCGATCTGTAATTGCTTCACTAGTAAGCATTGGACTAAGATTCTTAAAGTCAGGATGCCAGCTTGCATAACTATCACAACCTGTGCTAACTAGTGGCAGCTCTTTGTAATCCTTAAAAGGATGCATAGCATTCATAACTGCGATGTTGTCTGCTTCCGTACTTAGTTCACCACGTGGCATACCAAAGCCAGCACATTTAAAGTTACAACCAAATGTGCGTAGAAACACAGAAGGAACACCCATATAGCGTCCTTCACCTTGTATGCTGTAGAACAGCTCTGCGATTTTAATTTTGCTCATTGTTTATTATACCTTTATGTATGAAAT